CTGCACCCACCACCCTTTAGACCTATCTCTAAGCATTCCCCAGAGTTTAGCAATCCGTTTAACTGCTCCTGCGCTGAAGGTGTTATCGTCATTCATTTCTTGTGCGCATGACTGCGATGTGCGCCATTACTTTACTTGTAGTGTTAGTCATCACGCATGGAATAAAAGCATGGATAAAAGCACAAGCACTCCCAACCAGCAGAGAGCCAGCAAAGTGCATTGCCTTTCGTAAGTGTCGCAAATACGTTTCATTGTTTTCCTCTAAGTGCTTCATTATTTTTCCTCTGGCCCTAGCACTCGTTGTAACATTTTCTCTAAAGTTTCTAATCTATAGGATAGAACATCTAGGTTATCTATAATCATAGCCATGTCATCCCTGTCACGTTTAAGCATTTCAACATCACTTGATATACTACTAGCCCACCATACAGCGGTAGTTGTTTGGATTATTAAAAATATAACAGCACTAATTAAGTATGGAGGTATTGTCATTATGTTTCCTCTGGGAATATAGGTCTAGGGTTTATTGATAAGGCCATACCACTTGGGCTTCTGCCTGACCAGATTATACAAGCCTCCTCCCTAATCTTATTCTTCTTTGTTATAACTACAGTGGAGGTAGTTCTATCTTTATTAACAAAGTATACCAATGTATTAGGCTCATCACCTTCTTTCAGATAGCCCATCATTACAGGAGCCTCTTGAAATTCAATGGCTAACATATCCATAAGGAATTCAAATGAATCTGCGCAGAACAACTGCATCCTTACTTGAATAGGTTTGATACCAGTTGGAGGTTCTTGCGCCATAACAGGAGATACAAGGATCGCTAACGATAATAGAATATATTTAATCATTGCATTGCTCTCCTTCTCCTTTTAGAAAGTTCTTTTCTTTCATCTCTAATCCTATCCAGTTCTTCTTTCTTCCTGTCCTTCGCCTCTTTTGATGACTTAGCACCATACGCTCCAGAGTTATAATTGGTTATAACCTTTCTTCTATCTGTATCTAACTCCCTCTTCAATCTGTCATACTTATAACCAAGTCTCTTTCTTAGTTTAGTGTCAGACACGGGTGTAAGTTTAGCACCAAGGGTAGAGGCCAAAGCCGCACCCGGAGTAAACACATCTTTAGAGGGGCTGTATTCCCCACTCAATGATCTGGTAAGTTTATCTCCAGAGAATGATGGAAAACCGGGGATTGGAAGGTTGGGAAGAAACTGTCTGGTTAAGTATTCAGACCTGTCATCAATAGGTCTTTGCCTGAATGGGTCAACTCCCATTCCCGAATAAATCAAAGAACCTGCCGCCCCCAAAGATGGCTGTAATGACTGAGGCAACCCCGGAATCCTTCCAAGACCTGAACCATCAGAACCTTCAAACAAGTTGCCACCCGGCAACATACGCTCTATATCAAAGTACCAGTCATCTTTTGTATCTGGGGAGATGGCATCTGGAAGTTTAATCTTAGTCTTAGGCATCCCCGGTATACCGTACATGGGGGAATCCTGTAGCCTACGCTGTTGCTTCTCTGAGTCAGCGTCAGACAACACCTCACCTGTTTCATTTAACGCCCCCATCAATAGCCCCCACTTGGCAAACTTGATAGGACGCTTGGCCGCAGTCTCAGCCAGTTTAGGAATAACCCCATACATATAGGATACAAAAGGTAGCGGCCCTTCTCTTAAGAAGTCTAATACGGTGGAGCTTCTACTGTAATCTACAAACCATTCCCTTGCTTTTCTAGCGGCTCTATCCATAGCCTGCTTTTCATTCAGACCTGACCTGATTAACCTTTCTTTCTCTGTGCGGTATAAACCCATACGAAAGATTTGATCTTCGTAGTTGTACAGTTTAGCGGCTTGATCCCATGTTAAGTTCTTAGCCTTCTGCGCTACTTTATTTGAGTAGTTAAGACCAGAGTCAATCATGGCTAAGTTTGTTTTCATCTTTCCTGAAGATGGGGAAAACAAATCTGCCAGCCTAGATTCGTTGCCTATCTCTGAAGAAAAGAATCCACCAAATACACCGCGTTCTTCCGCTTCACGGTATACCTCGTTCCTCTTTTTGATATCACGGAGTCCCGCAAAGAAATGTTTAGCAGTGCCGTTTCCATTATCGTAATGAATTACGTTAGACATCACGTTATTAAAATGAACAGCAGGGTTGGCAATAGTTTTAGAACCCTTCCAATATGAGTTTAACTTTCTGTATTGCTTTACCCACTTGTTGTTCCTGTACTTAGAGATAGCGTTAATCTCTCTGATCTGCTCTAAGTCTGCCTTAGTAGCCTTACTTACATAACGTCCCTTGAGCGCACCAAACTGAATATCATCTGGAAGTTTTTCTGTTAGCAATCCAGCGCTCTTTGCCGAGGAAATACCCTCAGTCTCAGCCATCTCTTTGAAGAACCTAAACCTAGATACATCTTCAGCAAGCATATTACCAGTTCGTAGTATAGCCTTATGAGCGTCAGTAACTTCCTTCATCTGGACTCTTTCATCTGGAGTCCAATCTCTACGGACCTTTAATTTTTCTGGGGCGGCATATTCTTTTTCGCCTTTGTACCTAATCTCTGTGGTTTGTCCCACTCTTTCCCAACCCGGCAGTTCATCAGGTTTAAATGTTCCATCAAGGAAAGCCTTTCTTTCGTCGCCGGTTAGAGTAACAACCTTACCCCTTAACAAAGCGGCATCCCCAATATTATTTATGTTGCTGGGTATGTCAGACTTAGCAACAGCATCTGGAGCGTCATAAGTTCTATGGAGGTATGTTTCCATACCATCTTCAAACGTATCGTTTCTGATAACTCCCAAGTCTACCAATTCTTTGGCATACTTGTTTACTGTTTCTCTTGACTTGGCGCTTAACTCTTTCATACTGTCTGAAATAGCGGGAAAAAGTTTTGTGTAGTTTTTGTTGGTCAGCATACCATACAGAACTTTACGCTCTTTCTCATCCAACTGACCAACTTCTTTTAGCAGGGTTTCAAAATCTTCCTTGATTATTTTTTTGCCGCCCATCATTCTGGATCGCCCTGCAATCCATTCTTCAGTTAAATCTTTATCAGGAACTAAAGCCCTAGCCAAAGCGCCATCTGTTGCCCTGTTGATCCCTCTGCCTGTAAGCCCTACGGTAGCGCCTGTTAAAGCGCCCATCAATGCGTTCTGCATCTTCTCAGGAGTAGTGGCATCCTGATCCATATTATAACCAACACCAGCGCCAGCAAGACCTCCGCCTATCTCTGGGGTTTTAAGCGCAGTCCAAGCCATTTCCCCTACAGGCTCGTATGCTTTCTGAACACCCTTAGCAACAGGGCCAGCCGCCGCACCTAAAGCAGTACCAGCAAGGGCCATCTCACCCCTTCCTAATCCACCATCTTCGTCAACGTAACCAAGCGCACCAGCGGTAGCGCCGCCTACTGCACCGGGTAACATGAGTTGTGCTATAGTCTTGCCATGCTTAAGTCTGGACACAGGTAGCATCCATCCTACAGGGTCAGCAATCAAGCCACCAAAGTATCCAGTCTTAGCCGCCCAGCCAACTTCCTCATCTTCCATAAGGGCGTTAAGTTCTCGTTGTTCCTGCGCCAGTTCTTCCTCATTGATTCCCGCTATCTGCTGTACGCCTCTAGCGGTATCCATGAATCCAATCTTACCGCCAGACCACATAGCGTCAAGCCAACTCTTTTTTTCTTTTTCAATTTTAGGATCATTGCTGATAAAAGAATTTACAGTAGCATCATTGCTTATAAAAGAATTGATAGGAGGGTCGTTTGAAATAAATGTCATGGTTTTCTTTTCTGCTCTCCTGAACCATCTACATAAAGTGTTCCGCTTGCTAGAGCGTCATACTCTGCCTGAGTAGAAACGGTTACAGGTTTTTCACCCTCGGTAGATGCGCCACCTGTAGTAGCAACGCCTATACCCGTATCCATTATCGCGGTGAGCGCGGCTTTTTGCTCATCGCTTAGATCAAGGGCATCATTGGCTAGAAGGCCAGCGGCTTGGTATGCAGTTATCTTTCCTCTATCAGAACCTCTGTTTACATTAATAATATTACCATAAGCCTCTTTAAGTTCCCCTTCATCCATTTCTTTCCAGATTTCATACTGTTCTGTAGCAACGCCGCCCTTAGTTGTAGAGGTATCTTTAGGGAATACAGTAAGAATATCTTTCATCTGGTCTGCATCGTAACCTAATTGTCCACCACGCTTTATTGCCTCCTCTCTATTATTTGGTGGATTGTATGTTCCATCCTCGTTAAAGAACAAAGCCTTCCACTTCTGATGGGTTCTTTCTTCAGAGTCAAACTTTTCTACAGCATCTAGTTCTGCTATAGCCATTGTAGCCCATGAATCACCCTGAGATTTTCCACCAGTTAGGTTAGCAATACTGTCAAGCATCATCTTCTTCATGTAAATATTTTTAATAGAACCTAAGTATGCTTGCTTTCTTTTTCTTGGGTCATCAGCAAGTGATCCCCAAGTTTCCCATAGACTGTCAGTTTTTTCGGGTGGAGGTTCATCATCTGAAGTTTGCTTTTTTTGAGGCAACCCTATTGCGCCACCACCGCCTATTCCCGGCGTCATCACTTCTTCTTCTTGTAAATCATTTTCTTTTAAAGCATTATATAAAACGCCACCACCTACACCAACGCCAATTGCTTCTGCTGTTAAGGCTCCTGCCTTAGTTGGTCTACCAGAATATTTCCATTCCCCTTTCTCCTTCGCAATCCTTTTAATAGATTTCCCAGAGGCATTTCTGCCAAAAACCATTGCCCCCTTTCTAGGCGCTCCGCTATAACCGGGTGACCAAAGTTTGTTCTTTAAATATTTTCCAGCAGTCGATACCCCCCTGCCTACCGATTTTGCCGCATCAACAGCCGCAGGGCCAGCCCGTAAAAATGGTAATGATCTTGCCACTGACCCAACAGCCCCAACAGCAAATGGGCCACCCTCTGCCCCACTTATTAAGGCTTGGTATCTGGGGTCGTCAGCATTTAACGCCATTGCTTGCTCAAGCATAGACTGTTCTTTTGCCTTTTCTTCAGCGGCCTTCCTACGACGCCATTCATCCATATCTATACCGCCACCCCTTTCCATTCGTTGAGTAGCGTTTCTCAACATACCTAATTCTCTTAAATCCATTAAACTAGCCATTATGAATACCTCCAAAGACTGGGGTAGTCTTCGTCATCTAGTTTTATAGCAGAAGCGTATGGGGTCAACTGATCCATTCTATTTCCCCCACCTCTTCCACCACTAGAAGGTGCTTGCCTTGCTGGAGTTTCATCGTTCTTTGGTATTGCAGACTGAAGAGCGGCCATCATAAAAGTTTTATCCATAGACTTGCTGTATCCGGTATAAGTTTGTCTTGCCTCTGGTGTAAGTTTTGGGCCAGACGCTACCGCCGGTGTACCCTGTGGAGTTCTGTATATAGGAGCCTCATTCGGGGGGGCTACATTTTCAGGAATTGGGTTTTGCACTCCATAGTTAGGCTGGTATCCAGATTCCATTCCGGGGTGCATACCACTCCCACCCTCCGCAACAGGCATCATCCCCTTCTTGCTCAAATCAGTTTCATTAATTTGGTAAAGTGGCCCAACACCCGCCTTTGCTTCAGCGGCAGTTATAGGTGTCTCCATCCATTTATCCTTTTTCCATTTCTCAGGATCAAACATATTAAACATATTATTAGCCTGATAAGAGTATGGAGTATTATATTGAGACATTATATAGCACCGTAGTAAACGTGTTTAACACCGTCAATAGTGGTGACAGCATGAGGATACATACCCTCAACCTGCTGTGCCATTACACCTCTACGGGGTCTAGAGTCACCAATGTAGTTATAGTTGTATACGCTTAACCCCTTCCACTTGGTTCCTTCAGGAACAATGTTTTCTTTGATATGAATATCAGACCCCATAAGAGCCGCAGACCCTAAAGTCCCTATAAGGTTAGCCGCTGTATTGTCTCTGGAGCCGGGTGTAGTTGCTGTAGTAGTTGACCCATAGTCACCTGTAACCATCGCCATATAGTTCCTAAGAGCGTTCTGACCAGCGTTAGACTCATACTGGTATCTAGCCATGTCTTGATCTATACCGCGCTGTGACATACCCCTACGTTGCTCTCCTACCGCACCTAGAGAGTCATACATTCCAATCGGGGCATTCATTATAGAGGGGTACACCCCCTGTCCATACTGCCTCTGCTGTATACCCATCTCAGCCGCTGGCATACGCATACCTTGAGCCTGCTGATAAGCGCCACCGTACATCTCCGCAAGAGGTTTAATAAGACCGCCCTGTACAGCACCTGTGATAGCCTTGTTAGTTTCTAGGTCTGTTCTGGTGGAGCCTCCGGGCTGGTATCTAACAGATGCCTCTCTAACACCCGGAAGTATTTTCCCAGTAAGGTTATCTATAACGCCAGTTGTAAGAGCATCTTCCATAGCCTTGTATGGAGTGCCTGTACCTGTGCGTACATTACCCGCCAGAAGGTCAGAGGTTTGTGTTGGGTCAAATCCTGTCTGTCCAGACAATGAACCTATAAGAGCGTTCTCTGCCGCCGCCTGTTGTGCCGCCGCTCTTGGGCCAGTGGTATAGCCAATAGTAGCCCTTTGAGCCGCAGTTTCAGTAGGGTCAAAAGAGGCTACTGTAGGGGCTGAATAATACTTAGGAGCGCCAGCACCATACAATGATCTTGCATCGGCAAAGCCTTTCTCTAAATAATCTCGTTGCGCTTCCCAAGGTTCTACCTCGGTAGTGCTTACTGTTGTGCCGCCGCCGCCTGAACTCATATGCTTATCCTCTTATTTTTGAAAAGTAACCTTTGGCCCAGCCGCTACATCAAGACCCGATGGGGGTTGATAGTCCCACAAACTTTTAGGAGCAACATTATCCCCATATTTAGCAGACCAAGGTTGATATAAATCTGTACCACCAAAAGCGGGTTGAGACAATAGACCCATAGTAGGGTATGCGTTGTTGGGGTCAGCGGGCATATATGACTGAGGGTAAAATGGGGTATAGTTTCTTTGCGCTATTGCAGAAGCGTCTAGTGGAGTGTATACTGGCCCTGTGGGGCCAAAGACAGGTGGCTTGCCGGTATCTCCCTCGTCATCTCCCTCTTCATCATCTGGGCCGCCGCCTCCAGTAACAACTTTTACATCATCCTGATTGTAAGAATATATAAGTTGGTAATTACCTCCATTCCCTCCCATAAACTCATAAATTTGATACGCGGGAGAAGTGCCTACAAGGATTATTTTTTTACCCGCTATAGAGGTAGATGGCACAAAAGGATAAACGCCTCCTGCCATTAAAGCATTGTGGTCATACCTGCAATTACCCCCGCTGGAATTACAGCCTATATTATTTGCCATTAGTGCATCCTCTCTTTCAAGTCTTTAGTAAAGACTATGTATGAATCTTTCCAGTCAGGTAACATTTTTTTCCACCCCTTTCTACCCCATAATTCCATAGCGGAGCATCCTTGTTTTATGGCAAATGACTCTATCATATCGTTAAACCTTTCGTGTAGTTCTTTGAAGTTTTTCCCAGATATCGCAATAACACGCAGTATCTTTTTCTGTGGGTACTTTATTATTTCTGTAACCATAGACATAATAATTTCTTTATCTTCTGTGGCAATCCATAACTGCATATTACCAGTCATTAGATTATCCAAGAAGTCATCAGGCTCTAACTCCCCTTCGCTATGCTGTTGAATACTAGCAAGCATGGGGCCAACATTATCCCACAGGTATGGCACATCTTCTGGGCTGATAAGGTGAGCATTCAAAAGTCTATCCTGTATGTTGCCTGTATCTTATCTTCTGAGTATCTTAAATTATACCCATCAGACTGTAATCCTAATTCGTAACCGTTGTCATCTATTCGTAGTTTTATCTTTGGCTTTTTTGTTAAGACGACGAAGAGGGTGATTGCGGCTATAGACGATACGGCTAACTCCTTTTCGTACTCTTGATGCCACTTCTTCTTTTTTCTTTTGTCCCAATTTAGAGTTTGGCAGGAAGACGATCCTCTTCCGTTTCCCGTTCCAACAACTCCCGCATAAGAACAAGCAATGTCGCCAAATCTTTTTGCCTCCGCACTTTCTCCTCTGAGGTTGTACTCAGATACGACAACTGGTTTTCCAAACCTAAGAGCGTTTTCAATTTGTTGTCTGAACTGTTGCTCATTAAGATTAAACCCTGTCTGAAGATAAATTATATCTGCATCTTTTATGTACTCTGGTTTTACACCGGGAGTAAGGTGTACCCCTACAGGCTTGTTAGTCTTCTTCTTTAACTCGGCTATTAACGTAGATACATCTGAAGGTGTATAATACTCGTCACACTCAAGACAGACCACATAATGGCTAACAATGTCATCAACCTCAGAAACAACTTTGCTTTGGTAATCAATCTGGTTCTTTAACCCTTTGCTATATACGTCATTACTGTCATCACTTATCATCCATACTACGGCTTGTATACCGCTATTACGCAACCTATTAATACGACTGCGCCAAACATTCCTATCAACTCCATCAACTACTCCAAAATCTCTTGCTGTACTTCTAGCCATTATATCCGCGTAAGTATCCCCTTGAATCCTACTTATAACCCTGTCTCTCCAGTTATCATCTAAGTCATTGGACAGCCAAGAGAGGGTAGAGTACGGGGAAATAAAACTTCCTTCAGGTTTGCCAATTAAAAAGGTGGAGCGATAGTCTGCGTTAGAGTTTTTCCCAAGCAGGAGAGCCATCATCAATATAAACATAAACACCTTGACCGCTACCGGGGTTCCAATTAGTCCCATCCGCATATCTTATATCACCATCTCTAGGTTTAACAGGGGCAACATTAGTTTGCTCCAGCCTTAATTGAGCCACGTTATAAATAATATCTCCAAGTTTATTTAATTCCCTAATAACAAATTCACCGAGGTATTCAGGGTTTTCTGGGATTGAGCCGGGTTGATAATAAGTTACACTCTTTACAGTTTTTGAAGGTATAGACATTACGAATAAGACCTGCTTCCTCTTCGACCAGCGTTTTGCACTTCAAACGATAACCCCTCTAATCTCCACTCAGAGTTATTATCTGACTCAATGCGTATGCCGTATAGTTTGCCAGACGCTCTACATGAAACTTTAGATTGAGTGTCAGGGTTAAACGATATTGGCCCTTCCCAACTTACCGCCTCTTCAGTAGACATTTGAGTTCCAATATAAATATCTACACTATCATTCTTGTCTATTCTCATTTTAGGCCATACGGCTTTAATATGCTTAACTGTAGACTGATCTGGATTATTTTGCTCATCCATTGTGTATCCAGTACGCTCAATGTAGGAGTTCATATTAACTCCGTCAGCCTGATAACCTACCCTATCCCTGTATACTTTTGTATTTGTGGGTGAAGCAAATACAAGTACATTTCCAACAACATCCCAACTTGTTACCCAAGTGCCTGACACTGTAGACCATGTAGGAGTTGCCGCCGCCCAAGTTGTTAGACCGCTCTCATCCTCTATTGTCCCATAAGCAATATGCCCAAGATCAGGCAAGTCTCTAAGAGAGAAGGTATTCTCATTCCAATTCCATACCAATGCTTTATTTACTTGACCTGATGTATTATCAGCAGAAGGAAAACAGGCTAAGACTTCAGACCTGTTGTAGTCAGTAACACAGAATGATTTTTTGTATTGATCGCCGTCAATGTACCCAAATAAATAATCACGCATTTTATGGGGTAAAATACTTTTCAATCTCTGCCCGTCGTTAACGTATATATCGCCATTGCCAAATATGAAATGACCGCCATCAAACTCTGTAACACAGTTCTTAGCCAATAATCCAACGGTAGGAGAGATTTGTCTGAATGCAAATATGAAGGGGGTTCCAACATACGTCATTGCATATACAGAATCTTCCTTGTATATCATAAAGGTATCTTGAAGGGGGAGGCCATCAAGGATGGCTCCTTTTGTGTCCTCTAGGGAATATTCACCAGCGTCAAGCGTAGCATTATTTTCATCCCAAGATACTGGGACAGCATTTACTGGAGCCTCTGTAGACCACTTGACAACTCTTGAGTTTGGTACTGATGATTTGGTTATGTTAAGTCCAATTAGAAATGATCTAAATGATCTTAGAGATTTACACTCTGTACTGGCGGGCCAATTAGATAAGTCCTGCATCTTATTAGACACAGACGGCACACCAGATGAAAGGGGCCACTCCTGTGGGTCATCCACAAAGTTGGTCATAACAAGTACACCACCAATAACCGTATGAGTCCAGTTCTCTGCGGCAGTTGCACTGTAGTCCCCACTCGTTCTAGTTAAGTCAGTCCATGAGGTTCCGTTGTGCGCGTATATTTTAGTTAATCCTGCTACTATCCAATACTCTGCCGCTCCCGCTTTTAACTGAGTTATATAGTATGGAGCAATAGGGCAAGTTTCAATAACAGAATCGTAACCCGGAGACTTTAAAACAGCTCCATGCTCTAGCCTGACGTTATTACCATCAGACCAAGCGTTAGGCGGTAATTGAAAAGGAGACGTATCCTTTATAATTCCTAGTTGCCCAGAAGTGTCAACGGGTATTAGAGCCATTAAATATACCTATTTATTAGGAGCAGTCGGCCATCCCACTGCGCTTACATCATCAGCGGTTCGCAACCCTGCCGGGAGATCACGGAGGGCTTTGCGGTATTCTCGCCATGCGGTATCATCTTCAGTGGTTAGCGCTACATCCGCTACCTGAGTCCAGTCGCTTGATGCAAGCATTTGGTTTCGGCGACCTCGCAGTTCGGCAATTGCACGATCAAACGCACCCGCGTTCCATGCCGCTTCTTCCGCTTCGCGTCGTTCTACTTCAGCGTCGGTAAGTTCTACGCGCTGACCATTTACTATTTTGTGCATTTAACTTACTCCGAAAAGATATATGTTGCCGTCAAAGTTTCCGCTACTTACGTTAAAAGATATTTCATCTATAGCCGATATTGTATTGATATATCCCGATACAAAATACTGCCAAGAATATGTAGGATCATCATCATTGGGGTTCACAGCACGACAATAAAAATGTTTTACTTTGCTAGTGCTAGATGGCGAAAAAAGGTGAAGTTCATAGCACAAAGAGTCACCAGTCAAAGAGCCAACATTAGTTGCTATAGGTTGATAACTTGTTCCATTTGCTTGATCCATGCTTGTGGTATAACCGAGCCACGAAGAAGCGCCATCTTCCCTGTGGTAAGCGCCAAATGCTGTACTGGTTATAGTTTCGTTAAAGCCCGAGCCTCCAACTGCGTTTGATTGAAACCCAAAAATAGGACCATCAGCGCCTGCGCCGCCAACAGATGGATTTATATCTAATCCATAAAAAATATACTCATCATAGGCTGAAGTAATACCGCTAGTAAAGTCAACGCTTGTTGAACTAGATGCCGTTGCTGATGAGATAAGAGTTAATTTTCCGCTCATGATTCCACCAACCCGTATTGCTTTATGACCGCATCCAGATTTCCGCTAGACATAGAAAAACGAACCGCACTTACGGCGCTTGTCGTGTTGAAGTAGCCAGAGATAAACCAATTTCCACTATGATTATCAGAACCATACAAGTTTAGTTTGGAATAGAAATGCTTAACGTAGGTTGTACTGGAGGGATTAAACAGATGTAATTCACCAGCCGCACATTCATCCGCACCGTTTCCAACTGACCCGCTTAGTGGCTGCGGGGAAGTGGATTGCGCTAGATCGTGTCCAGCCTCGTAACCCAATGCAGCCCCAGAGTCAGACTCATAGTGGTAAGCGGAAAATGCGGTGGTTGTTTTTGTAACCCCAAAACTGCCTGTCGAGCCTTCCATCTGGAAGTTAGTAGAGTCCGTAGCAGGATTAACATCAATAAAAACAAACTTAAATATCTTGTAACCAGTCAGATCAGTGAACGAAACATTTGCCGCGCCTGATGCTGTGGAGGTATTGAGTAGTTTCCAGTCGCTCATTTGATACCCCACATTTTTATCGTGCCGCTAGAAATATTGCCTGATGACATCTTGAATTGAATGTTAGTTAGATCGTTTGAGCCATCGTTGAAATACCCTGCGTGATATTGGTTCATTTCATAATCGCTTGCCTCATAACAACTAAACTCGGATACCCAATTTTTGACATATGTGGTACTAGCCGGGTTGTAAAGAAATAACTGACCGCTTGCCGATTCGTCAGCACCATTGCCAATAGTTGAGGTAAGTGGATTAAATGATGTTGACTGCGCTAGATCATTGCCACCATCGTACTCAAGCGATGATGCAGAACCGCTTTCAGAGTGGTAAGCGCGAAATGCTGTAGAAGTCACCGTCACCCCATAGGATGAACCGCCATCAGTCGATGTTTGAAAGGTCAACTTTTGAACATCCGTAGCCGGAGTCACGTTGTAAAACCCAAAAGTCACCTGCTTGTACGCAGTCGGCAACGTGAACGATAGGGATGCGCTACTGCTTGCTGTCGCAGTGGACAACAATACGGCTGATCCTGTGTCTGCACTTGCTCCGTACAAGGCTACTTTGTTTGCACCTAATGGCATCTACTTCATATCCGCGCCAGCCAGAAACCCATACCAAATGGTTCCTGCGTCTACCGTAGTAAACGTAATCACATCAATACCCGCAGTCGTAAGAGTTGGCGCAGTACCTCCAGCCCAATCTACGCTTGCAGGCCAGTTCACAGTCTGTGATCCACCGTTGGTCAGGATCAAAGTGAACGATCCACACTTACCAGAGGCCGGGGGGTTACTGAATGTGAAGGTGTTGGCTGACGTATCGACAGTCGCAGTGACTACGTTGCCAAGCGTCAGGTCAATGTCCTGTGTGCCACCACCCGTTGCGCCGATAGCGTTTACGTCCTCGCTGTAGACCGCTATCTCTGTGTGAGTCGAAGCGGTGCGGGGCGAAAGTTTGTCTGTCTTTAGTTCGCTCATTTCGGGTGAGCCTCCTTTACTGCTTCAATGTGGTCTAGCCACGTTCTGCTTCCGTTCACCGAGTCGTGGTACTGCATGTCCAGTTGATCGCCGATAGAGGCGTAGGCATTTGCTCTTGCTCTGGCGTAGGCTTTGGAGTCGTATTCGGCTTGCCATTCGGTATGGGCGGTTTCGATTTCGGCTTCGGTGGGTTGGGGTGACGCGCTATTCCAATCTTTGATGTATGCGCCATCTCCATCGTCTTGGAGGGAAAAGTCTGATCTTGCAAACCCTAGTTGCTGTAAACCTTTTGATGTAACCATGCTAAACCCCGATTAACTTGTAAGCGCCCATAAATGTGTACTCTCCACCACTTCCGGCATAAATAGTCGAATCGCTAGAACTCACATTACTGTGCATAAACATTTCTATGTAATCTGCCGCCGCTAAAATTAAAATACCGGATACAGAAATGGAGCCCGCATTTCCCGTTGAAGGCGTTTGCTGAGATCGTATCTTTGTGGTTCCATTTACCCTAACGTGCAGATTGCCCTCTTGAAAAGCGCCGCTAGAATTCGGATAGAAATTGCAAAAAGCGTAGACAAAATATTTTCCTCCCTCTCCGGTAGGAACTACATACTTATCATTAGCCAAATCAACTCCAGAGTCAGTATCGAACACTGTGGTAGTAAAAGTGACTTTGGTTAGCGTGTCATCTGCAATAGTTTGGTTAGTTGTAGTTTTGTTTATATGAAACGCCGGAGTGTTATCACTACCAAACCCTGTCGCAGTTCCTGAGTTGGCTATAGTCGCGCCTGATGGAATCGTAATGGTATCTCCGCTATCCCCAATCTGGAGTGCAGTCCCTGTGGCTGGGCTTACCTTGTTTGTTTTTAATTCGGAGCTCATGTTATCGCCTCAATCTCTGCGTCAGTAAGTCCTAACGCTTTTAGTTTTGCGTTGGCAGAGGCTTTATCTGTGGCTTTCTGGGCTTCTTCTGCGGTTGGTTCGTATGGAGGCGCGGGTGGCCTAGCAACGAATGAGCCGTTGTACTCTCCACCGATATATGCGTTAGCGTCTGCCTCAACCAACTCACCGTCTACCGCGTATTCGGATGATCCATCCCACTCCACAATGTTAGTGACGAGGGAGTTTTTTACTATTGCGTATGACATTACTTGTACTCCCAAACTATTATGATCCCGGCAGTTCCGGGCCGACCAACTCCATAGGTTGCGCTATAAGCAGAGTTCACCCCTCCAACCCCACCCCCACCGTATCCTGTGGCTACCGCTGTGGCGTAATTTTCATAATTCTGCCAAACGCCGCCAAATCCAAGAACGGAATCACCGCCTTTGGGAGTCCACCCACCACCACCTATACAACCTTGAATATTGAGGTCACCACCTGTTGCAGTTCCACCCAAACCACCGTTCCCATAGTTGGCATAAACGCTTAAACCTTGTGCGCCACCGTTTCCGGTAATCGTATTGGTTCCGTCAGCCCACGATGATGCTCCACCCGCAACCCCTGCCGATCCGGGGCCGGGAGTAGCCGCCGCTCCACCAGTGCCAGCCGCACCTATCGTTATGGTTGAGGTAGAGATGGAAGAGACATCAAGGAATTTTTTTGCGTAACCTCCTGCACCACCTGATCCACCACGATCACCACCTGATTGACCACCGCCACCACCGCCAGCACCTTGCACTTCCATAATCACTTTTGTAATCCCACTTGGGCGAGTCCAAGTTCCACTGGAAGTAAAGGTCTGTACTGAGGCAAGACCTGAATCAAAGCCCGATGATGTTGCAGATGCGTGTAACGTGACTGCTGTTCCTGATCCACCTAGAGTCAGCGTTGATCCGCTCTCTTTGTCTATTGCATTGACTTCTACTGTACTCATACTATTACCCAAGTTGATCCGCTAGGAATAGTGACCGTGGCTCCAGAATCGACTGTTATCGGCCCTGCGCTCATGGCGTTTTCACTAGACGTTATTGAATAAGAGGTTGTGACATTCTTTTCATTTTCATAAAAGATTTCGTCACCACCCGCACCTGCGGCTCCTCCACCGATACCTCCCCAAGCCGCACCGTAGCCTTCAAAGCCACCTGTCGTGCTGTTGTATCGAATCATCCCTGCCGCTGGTGAGCCATCGCGTTGTGCGGTAGTACCTGCGGGTAGTTGGCCTGATCCTGTTGCGGAGGTTTTTGCTATGAAACTGCCACTGCTTGCGGCTGTTACTCTTCCCTGCTGATCCACCGTGATAGCGGAGGCCGTGTAACTTCCCGGCGTAACTGCTGTGTCTGCTATCTTTGCCGCTGTTACAGCGTCATCAGCGATGGTCGCCGTAGCAATTTGTTTCCATGCTAGGCCGTTAGTAGCCGAGGGGTCAGCGATTACAGCGTAGTCAGTGGTTCCAACAGGCAGTCTCGTTTCTGAGTCAACCGTGTTATAGACAAGTAGATCACCCTTAGTGGTTAGTTTGTCCGTACCAACAATCGACACCATCTGCCATTCAGAAGAGGCAGAGGAATATTTCATGTACTGATCATTGGTTGGGGCGGTAGAGGATACTGATTCACCCTGTATGCCTGTTACGGTAACTGCGCCAGCGTTTGTCATGGTAGAATCGCCAGACAATGCGGCGGCTGTAAAGCCAGTTCCGTCACCAATAAGAACTTGCGTATCTGCGACTGCTTTATCAGAGGGTACACCGCTTGAGTTAGCGTCCCTAACCTTTACTGTGTTAGCCGCCATATCTCCTAGTTCAGCGTTGGCTACACCACCATCCTTGATTGTAATGTCACCAGAGGATGCCGCAAAGTTATCAGAGTTAAAAGAGGCTACACCCTTGTTAGAGGTTGACGCATCTTCTCCTGCAATTGTGAGTGTAGTGCCTGTTGCTGAAGTGTCAATACCCTCACCGCCAGTAACGGTAAGGCTTTCTGAATCTAGGTCAACATCAATCGTACCGCTATCAGATATAAGATCAAGGTCTTGGGCTGTAACTTGTGAGTCTACATATGCTTTAATAGACTGTTGAGTAGCAAGTTTAACAGCCGAGTCGGATGACATATCATCTTCATCTTTGATTCCTGTTACTGTTGCTCCATCTGCCGCAATGTTTACAGAACTGAACTTACCAGTGGATGCTGATGTCGCTCCTATAGGAGTTCCATCAATAGAGCCAGCGTCAATATCTACACTGTTAGATGTTAGGGGTGATAACGCTAATGTAATCCAAGCGTCATTGGCCTCATTTCTAATCTTTAGTAAGTCATTAGTTGTGTCAAACCAAACTAGCCCTGCTGATATTGATGTTGCTGGTGCTGATGCACTGGTATGTATTGCATTTACCGCCGCATCTACAGACGGAAAAGAATCCTTTAGTACCTTTTTGATTAAACGGAGATGGTCATCGCCCTGCGATACATTGTCTGTAGCGCCGGGATTTGTGTCTACCAGTCCGTTAAGAAATGATGCGCTTTCTAGTCCCATTAGTGATACCCGCCTGTGTTCATTACCCTAAGAACAGAGCCAGAATGCCTATCTTTGTTATCCTGTTCTTGTAGAGTGTTAATAGATTCTTTTAATGCTTGCGCCCATAGTTGAGTTCTAGCATCATTCATTAGGAAAGGCTCCGCCTCAAGCAGAGCGCCGTATAGATATACATCTGGAGCATTTGTGATTACCCAATTAGTAGGAGCGCTAACACTTAGGGGATCAAAGGTTTTATAGTACAACATACTGGTTGTATACACTACATCAGGCGTTGGCCCAAGACGTATGTTATCTCCTATAATTGTGTAGGTTGCAGGTTTTCCCTGTTGGCTACCAGCATTTAACCTAACCATCATCTCTGGAGTAAGGTACTGCAACTGAGTTAATGGGGATGTGGTTAAATGAAAATCCCTCATCTGCACATATCCTGTAGGTAGCGCTATTGTATTTGTACCAGCCACAGTAGATACAGAAGTGTCTAAGGTTTCCATAGCACGAAGACGGAGGGTTCTGTTAAACCGAGCCTCGCATAAAGAAATAAACTCTGGAATCCTAGCGGCTAGATCATCCCTGTCTAACCAGTTAGCCACAGCCGTCTCTAGTTCAGTGTAGTTGGCAATACTCATAACTATCTACGGGCAATATAGTATATTGCGTTATTTAGGGGTTGAAAGTTTTTCTGAACTGATCCCGGTTGTCCGGGGTTGTATAGCCACATAGTTATAGCCTCGTTGGTGTGGTGCGTAGGAAAGCGTTATCAGGATCATTGAGATACTTCTTCATCAACTTACTGTCCTTTTCTATTGCGCCATTAGTTTCTTTCATCCACTTTTCCCATATACCTACAGGGATAGATGCCACTCTCATACCATGCTGTTGCTTACCAAAGGTAAGTTTATCACCATAGTTGTTTAGTAATTCTTTATTATTGTTTAGGATACCTTCTGCGTCTTGATGGGTTACAAAACTTGTTGTTCCATCAGAGTTTTCTTCTACAGTGGTAGGTCTTAGATGTTTCATAATGGTAATGCACCGGGAGTTTTTGACATCTTATCTAATGTTGATACCGCTTTCTTTACAGACGCTTTCTCAGTATAAGGCTTTCCCTTAACCACTTTTTCTTTCTGTGGTTTCAAACCTTCTTTAAGTAGTGCTTTGCTCATTTGTCCCTCTATAGGTCATCTAATTCAAAATGAATGGCCCCCCCGAAGGAGGGCCAAACACATTTACGCCGCTTTGACGCCAATAACAGAGCCTGAAGCCTGACCATTCTTACCACGAAGGCCATATTCAGCAATCATCATCTGTTTAACAGAGTCGCCAGTTTTAGCAAGGGTTTCCGTCTGGAAAGGACGCAGATAATCTACGCTCCAGAAATCGTAATCCAAGACATACAACTGGTTTGACTGACAGAAACGGTTAGGTACAATTTTAAACGTACCAAAGTCCGTCACGATAACATCGACAGAGTTGACAGCATGGGCTGGGGATGCTTTGTCATGGTTAGTCACGATATCAGCAATGACTGAACCAGCCAGAGCAGACAACTTAACCTTCAATGACGAGTCGCACATGATTACGTCAGGCGATCCACCGGCCTTCCAAATCTGCTCGACACAGGTATTAAGCATAGCCATTGTCAAAACAACTGCCGCGCCACTAGCGGTTTTTGCCGCTGACCCGTCGCCGGGGTTAGCAACAGCGGCGGCTGTTGGGCCGTCGATGATGTTAGAGTCACCAGCAGTTGCGTCACCAAGCCATGAGTTAAGAGCGGCAGTTTTACGAGCCGTTCCAGATGCGCCAACAGTGGCAACATCATTACCCGTCAGCATCAATTCCATGTCGCGTTTTATTTCCTTTGCGCGCTTTGCGAGTTGATAAGCCTGACTTGACTTTCTCCCGGCCCAGTCTACTGCTTCCGCAGTACCAGAAGTCTGAACTGCTTTCTCAGAAATCTGAGTGTAGTTAGTCAACTTGGTAGGCTCAGAGACTGCCAGCGATGTTGGGTTATCGCCCTCAATTTTCTGGTTAGCGGCGGCGGCGGCGAGTTCGTCTTTCTGCCACTCAAAGAGAGTGTTAGAGCAAGAGCCTCGTCCAGCGCCTGAAACAAACGGCGTGTCCATTGGACTGATGTTATAAATGATATTACTCAAGTCTTCACGGACTTGTACGCCACCGTAAGTTTCTCGAGTATTAGTAGGGATTGCCATAGCAATATACCTCCTTAGTTAAAGTTCTACGAAATCTTCAAAGAGAGATACAGAGTCATCAACATGACCGCTCTCTTTTAGACGCTTCATTGAGGCAATACGTTTGGCTTTTTGGCTATCGGCTTTTTTATTAGTACCTTTGCCAGCCCGGATAACTTTGGGTTTGTTCTTAATCTTTTTGGCTTTAACATCAGAGTTCTGAAGGGCATCATACTTTTGAGCCTTCATAAGAACAATCAAAGACCTATGGTCTATTAGTTCCTGTAACTCCTCTTGTTTAAAACCTTGGGATAAAGCATAAGAAGAAAGTTCTTTTGCTAGTTCACCTCTCTTTTCCGGCTCATTCCATTCAGGCACAGCGGCTACTAGCTTTTTGTGTTCTTCCTGAAGGGCCATCTGTTTGATTTTGGCAAACTCTTGTTTTTGTTTTTCCGCCTCTACTCCCTGCTGGGCTTGCGCTTGCCTAACACGTTCTTGAGCGTCACGGAACTCTTCCTTCTTTGTTACAAATGCAATGGGGTCTTCTTCTCTAAGACTTTCCCAATCAACACTTGCATACTGCTCTAATCCAACCATAGATTGCTGAACAAATTGTCCAATTGCTTCCATGTATTGCTGACGCTCCGCCTGTGCCTGCGAAATTTCACTAGCCCACTGCTGTTGCATTTGGGCCATCTGATCTCTTTGGCTTGCAAGTTCTTGCGTTTTACGAGTATAGTCAGAGTGTCGGGAGTACCCTTGAACAAGTTCGTCAAGGCTTACCTCAAGTTCTTCGCCATCAACTTTGACAGCGTAAACATCAGGTTCCTCTTCGGACTCGTCTTCCTCTGACTCCTCCTCTTCAGATTCATCTTCTTCAGATTCATCCTCAAGGACTTCCTCTTCCAATGGTTCGTCTTGAGTTTCCTCAGTAGACTCTTCAACATTTTCGGTAGGGGCGCTCTCCTGTGTCTCTGGTGTGGCCTCTTCAGGCTCCAATAAACCAAGGATTGCTGATTGTGCTTCTACTATACTTCCGGTTTCAACCGGGAGCGGGGCAGTTTGCTTGTCCGCCATTTTAAAATCTCCTTATATTTGGTATTCCTTGAGTTTCTCGGCCATCTCTCCAGTCTCAATAATACTGGTTAGATGAAGGCGTAGTCTCTCAAGGAGTCGTAATGAAAGCCAGCATTGCTCCCGGCTTTCGACATCGCTCACACTTGTATTTGCCCAAGTGTTAAAAATACTTTCCCCTAGTATATCAAATGCTTCCAGATACATCGGGTCTTTGAGGAGGCGCTTGGCTTGTTCCTCTCTTTGCTTGTCAGTCATAATTAAAGGCTATTAAGGTATGCCTCATATCCCTCCGCTGTTCTCATATCAAAACTTGGTGTATCTACTCCGTAACCCGGATCATACCCGTGTAACCTCATATCTCCAGAATCGTATTCTATTCTGTAATCCGGGTCTAAAATAGAATCCTTCCACATATTTGCTCCACCATTAGACTGTTGGTTTTGCCAGTCATTATCTAATGGCCGGTCTGTTGTTGTGTCTGTTGCTGGGGGTGCTTGAGTAGACTGTGGCATACTATGTATATTTTCATACCATCTCATGGAGTCTTCATCGTCTATGCCGGGATAAAGTAAACTCATTATCCTATCGCCACTGCTCTGTTTTGCTCTCTTTCAAGAGATAGTTCTTCTGCTTTAAGTTGCGCGTCCACTGCATTTTTCTCAGCCTCCTGTTGAATCTTAGCCATCTTGACCTGTACGTCAGCGGCTTTGATTTCCAACTCCTTCTGTTTAATTTGCATTTCCATCTGCTCCTGTTGCGCCTTCATCTGCACTTCAGGATTCGGCTGTTCTGGTTGCGGGGGTGGTGGCTTGGTTAGGTAATCATCTACATTCTGATATCCCATTGCTTTAATTAAAGCGGCCCCTAAGTTATACATATTATCTACAGTCACAATAGGTAATCCACCGCGCATAGACTCTGACGCAAACTGTAGCATCTGTGAAAGATGTTGCATCTGCTCATTCTTTGATCCGTTGCCAAGGGCGACAGATACGGTACAATCCATTTTATCGTTCCACATATCAGGACGCACAGGAACCCACTCGTTCCTTAACATCACCACTCTCTCTTTGTCCTGATACTTAACTAAGAGTTCATAGATGCAGTACATCAGTTCCTTAACACCTGTCTCTGCAAACTGTCTGGCAATTAACTCTACCCTACTCTGGGCATTAGTCATTACAGCATTCACCGCTGTGGCCGTTGTATGGCTTGTCAGGGCGTCTGCGTTGATGCCCTGTGTATTTTTATTTACTCCTGTCCTTGCCTCTCTTACCTCATCGAGATATCCAAGCATCTGGAATGATTCTGGCTGTAGGGGAGGGGTAGCCAAGGGCATGACCGCATTAGGGGATTTAACTCGCACCACACCACCCGGCCTCTGGGTTAGCAAATCATCCAGATTCGCTTGACCTTCTAGGACTGCGTATCTACCAAAGTTCTGGTTATAGGCATTGTCCATCAGGTTACGCATTAGCGTACTCTTGATTAACTGTAAGTCCATTACAAGGTCAGCAACAGACATACCAAAGAACTTATGAGGGATTTTTATGGGAGTAATTGAAACGAATGGAACCTTGTCAATCTCTTCATTGGAAAAGATATAATCTCCTACACTACATACTTTACGAAGTTCAGCAATACCGTCATCATCATAGTCTGTTTTAATAAATGATTCGTGGAGCCAATATTCTCTTAATGCTTCCTCACCATTCTCATTCATCCCACTGCCCCAAGCAAACGAGTCATCAAACTCGTAACGCGCCTGACGCTCTGCATTGTAGATTTCTTCGTTGTAACCAGCGCCTAACTCCCCAACATCAAAGTCATCATCTGGGTACATGACTCTTAGGTCAGAGACAGTCTTCTTTACCCTGTGGCAAACGAATCTAGCATCCTGTATTCCTTTGGCCTCTCTTGAGATAAGGAATTCATCAGGGGGTACATTCTCAATCTTAATCTTTCCGTTGTAACTAGACCTTTTAATTACAAGGTCATGGTATATTACTTCACCTTCTGTGTACTCTGTATGCTCTAATACTTCTACCTCATCATCTGCAATAAGGTATTCAAATTCCATCTCCCCTAAATTTCTGTACTCTTCCCTTTTCTCTTCTGAGTATTCATCCCACCATACCTTTACAATACCATTCTTCTGTAGGAGTGCATCATGGAACCATGAGTAGAGGATTTCCCAGCCGGGATTATCTTTTGTAAAGACGTAGTTAACGTAGTCAGTAGCCTGTTCTGCGGCGGCTACGTCCTCTGGGCCATGAGGGGCAAACTTCACCATCTCATCACCAGAGGCAAACACCCTCATCAGAGAGGGTTTAATCCACTCTACTGTGTCTTGTACCGTAGAATCAACGTATTGACTACGGCCTTCTATCTCATTACCAAATGGGAGGGCATAGTAATACTTGATAGCCTCCTCTCTCTGTAATGAGATTTCGCCATCGTACCCAAGAGAATCATATATCTCCTGCTTGATGCGAGTCATTAGTTCTTGTTCTGTATCAGACAATTCCGTAGTTCCTATAGGTTATATCGCTAGTCCATTCGGGATCAGTTCCCGCTATAGCGTAGCGTTGTGATTGGAAGGCGTATCGTGTGGCGCTCATCAGGTCATCCCTGATAGCAACCACCTTTCCTTCCTTTCTATGGTACATCCTAAACTCTTCAAACCAGTCTGGGAGGGTGGAGAATACTTTAAAGTTCCCCTTCTCCATTGACTGTAGCATAGCCATTATCCCTTCCTCTACTGAGTTAGAGCCTTTTTTCTCCCCTAGCCCCGGAGGGTTAGTGAAGTGCTGTAGTAGAAAGTTACACCCATGACCTCTATACTGCTCGGCAAGACCGGGGTTTCCCATGCTATCCCTGCGATTTCCGTCATGCGGGTAGGCTATCGGAATAAAATAAGGCCGTTGTCTTATTACCTCGGAGTGTACCGTCGGGCTTGCTTTAGATGCTCTATAGCAATCGTATATGTAAAAGGTGTCACTTTCATTGTCTATTGCACACCATACCACAGCCGTAGGGTGATCCCAACCAAAGTCTATGGCCGCAATTCTGGGCCAATGATCCTCTATTTCTACTGGATCAATCATTAAATCTTCTTCGTTTATGGGGAATATAAGGCCAGAACCAATAGACGGTCTGCCGTATCTCCTCATCTCCCTTTCGTGGGGAGAGTAAGCAGAGAGAATCTGTTCCATTGCATCTTCTGATAGATGCCCTCTCTTCCCCTGCATGGACTTCACATTTTCAGATGCGTCATCCCATGTGGCGTTAGTAAGGCTTTGCCCCTTCTTTATGTTGTTCATAAAGGCGGCGACTGTCTCAGTCATCCCCTGCTCAGGGGTGAAGGTCATGTAGACCATCCCTCTCCTGTCTAGGGTTCGCGTGACGCTCTGTGAGTACAGTTCTCTGGAGGGTTCCTCATCCAACCATACCACATCTACTGATCTACCTTGCCACTTGTCTACACCCATTTCATAGGCTTTAAAGAATAAAGAAGAGTTCTCACCGGAAATATGCCGTATGAGGGCTACGGACTTGGCGTTTGGAACACCGGGCTTGCGTTCAGTTTTTATAATACATTCTCTGGGAACAGCGCCGGAGCCAAAGGCTTCTGGATCGTCGGGAGAACCCAATAACTCTGCTTGTACAATGTCTCTGGTGGTTTCGTTTGACACACCACCAGCCCATGCTGTAATGGGTCTGTTAAACCTTCTACCCCTCCACCATTTTGGATACAGCCCTGTAAGGTGGTAGGACATCTCTGCGGCTCCACAATAAGATTTACCTATTCTGTTGGCCGCCATTAACAGGCGTTGGTTTGCGCCTACACCTGTTTCGTGGAATTCCTTTTGGTATGGGTACGGATCGTAGAAGTCGATCTTGTTAAAGCGTTCACGCTTTCTTAGTTCTTTTGCTATCTCTACCGCCTTTTCCATATCCACTGGCATAGGCGGCTCTTGCTTGCTTCTCAGCGGATGCTCTACTTGCATAGCATTTTCCAGATTTTCCCCATTTATAACCCTTCTTTCCGTTGGGTAGTTTACATGATTGTATTGGCATTAATATGATCTACCAGATTGCATAAGCCTCATCCTTTCTGCCCAAGAAAGATTTCTTTCTGGTGCATTTTTAGATTTGTCATGTATATCTTTTAAAGCCATTCCTATCCCAACCGTTTCCGCAGGGACTTGTTTTAACGAATCAAAAAGATACTGACCTATATTAGCCTGTATACCCCCCAAAGTATTTGTAGGAAATGATTGTCCTATATAATTATCTACTGTAGAGCCAATGCTTTTAGCGTAGTCCATCAAGCCTTGTGGCAAATATTTATTAGCGGTGCTTGATATATTTTGTTGGCCTGTATCCACCATTGCTTGAGCGCGATCAGGGGCCATCAACCATAAAGGCAAAGTTGCCATTCCTAGCAAACTAGGTACAAAACCACGAGATTTAAGGAGTTGTCGAGATGGTATTCCATCCAAAATTCTTTGGTCAACTTTTGCCCCTAGACTTCTGTTCATATTTGTATCTTGAAGGCCAGTATTGCCTGCGGTTGTAAGGCCAGAAGCAACTCTTTGTCCAGATTTGTCAACAGCGTTTAATGCTATATGATGCCCGAATTCTGGCATATTTCTTGCATCTCCACCCTTTCTAAGGTATTCAGATGCTTGCCTCTCAATTGTCTTACGCATTTCTGCTCTGGATTCTGGAGAAAAATCTCCCGCAATTGCTTTGTTATAAATAGTAGGATTTTCACCCTGCTCTTTTAACTGCTTTAGTTGCTTGTAATTTATCCAACTTGAGGGGTCGTCAGCCTGATTTATTTTATAATAAGCAGACCTTTCTCTAGCAATTCTAATTGCGTTTGTTGCCCTTTCCCGCGCTAATTTATTTATCTCTGTTTCGTCGGTAATTATTACAGGATTTTTGCTTTGTAATATTTTTTTCTCTTCTCGTCTTGCGGCTCTTGCCACCTTTTTTATCTCGTTCCTATTGGCTCTTCCTCTTGGAGTTTGGTTGTATTTTTTTGCCGTCTGCTTTCCCTTTTCACTTCTACGATATTTGGCGAGTCTTAGCCTGTCACGCAATTCTTTGTCAGAGCCAGATGTAGGTTTGCCTAAATCCTTTAGTTCTTGAATCACCTCTTTTATTGGTTTCCCGCGAGGGAAAGAATAAACATCTTTTGTAGGCGGGCCTCCATATGTTCCTACTGTTGTAATACCTACGTTAAGTCGCTTGGCTATTTCCGCATTAGTCAAGCCTTCTACTTGTTTTAGTCGGCGTATCTCCTTTTGTTTTTCAACTGGGATTGCCATCTCAATTCAAAGGGCCAACAAGAGACTCCAATTCTCTCTGTAATTCTTCCGTTGATTTCTCTTCAACGTGTGAGACTTCCTGTTGAATCTTCTCAGTGGGTTTAAGACCAGCCCTGTCCAGTATATCCTTCACAGCTCCAAGTCGCACAGATTCGCTCTCAGCGCCTTCTGAAAGAGATTTCAGTTGCAATAAGGCTCCCGGCACACAGTCTTGAATCATCTTGCGTGTACGGGATTCTATCTCTTTAGAGAACTGGTTCTTTAACTCATACCCTCTTTGCTTCGGATGGGAATACCCTGCAATCTGTGCGGCTTTAGCGGCACTCCCATGCAGACAGTATTGCTCTATAAATGTTTCTTGTTTCTCAGTCTTCATTGTCGTAGTACAGTAACCCTCCGGCTCCTAGTGGTGCGGCCCTTCTTGCGGCAAACCTTCCGTAATCCCCCGCTTTCATAGGTGCTTTATACCCAGACATTTCCTCTGCTACTTTTCTTTGTGCATTAGTTAGTTTAGCAGGTAAGGATTGTCTAATTCTGGGTGTGGTACTTTTCTCCCCTTTAGGCTTGGGTTCTGTTTTAGCGCTCTTCAAATAAGCCTTAGCCTCTGCAACCTTACTTCTGGGGTGTCTAACACCTTTCTTTCTTACTTTGGCAAACTTGTCTACCCCCCAAGGTGGGAGAACTGTAACAAGCCTGTCATAACCGGGAGGTACAATGCCCATCATATCATGCTCATCACTTGTGAATATGGTGTATTTCCTGTCTGGGCTTACTTTGATAATAGCGTTTGTGCCACCTTCTACAAATCCTGACCCACGATAACCAGATACCTGTATCCATACTCCGTCATCCGTGGTTTTTATTACATTATATTTCTTGCCATCTGCTGTTTTAGCGGCGGATTTTAAGGCACTTTCTAGTGCGGATACAGATGAGAAGTTGCCATCATTAGCGGTCAGGACGGCATCTAAAAGTTTTCCTTGTTCTGAAGTTATAACGTCAAGGTCGTGTACGCCTGTAGATTTTGGCCCCCGATTTTTCTTTACGGCCATGAGGGTTTTTTCGTCTAAGGGGCTTTTCCTTATTGTACTTTTCCAAGTATTGCTTATAATATCGTAAGCCTCTTCCATTGTTTTATCTGAGGCTTGTTTACCTATTTTCGTCCCTTTCTCTCTGATAGACTTAAACTGGTCTGGGGTGAAATTTTCTATCCTATGGTATACGGCATCTTTCCATTTATCAATCAGCGGGATATTAGCCTTACCCTGTTTCCCTATAAGAAGATTATATCCAATCTGGCCAGATACAACTTTTCCTAATTCCGCATATTTTTCCATATCGGCATCAGATAGTTTACCATCGCTAGATTTATAAAGATTCTCTAACTTCTTCATCTCATCCATAGAGTCTGCTATAATCTTTTGAGCCCCTGTGGTTAAACCAGCCACATTAAAATTTGTACTTGCTTGGGGGCTAATGTATTGCTTTATGGTGTTTGCCGCCAATTTTCCAACACCAGTTGCCACAGCCCCCGCTTTTGCCAAACCACCGGCGTAGTAATGCTCTAGGTGGTTTGGCGCTCCCCCCGCTATTTTTCCCGGCTCTGGCTTTAGCAAATCATACACTGATTTAGCAACAGGTTTGGCCGCACCCTTTAAAATTCCTATAGTTGGAGCAACAACGTCAACAGGGGCTAGCATACTGCTATCTGGTCGATCTCCCCCAAGAAAAAATAGAGCCTCTGGTGAAGTTCTCCTACTCATACCCTCATGGTATTCTGGCCCATAAACTCTTTTTGATTCGGCCTCGTATGCCTCTATCTCTCTACGCTTACGCTCTTCAGCCATCCTCTCCAATTCTGACACACCAGTAGGCAGTCCAGTATCAGGAGATATTCCCTCTCCGTGATATTGCTGTAGTTGTTCTAGTAGTCCCATATTAGTGAATTCTTATGAAGGGTAAAATGTCCTGATGGTGAGTGGATACAACATATATTAAACTACAAGAAAAAAAAGGGGGTCGGGGGGGTAAATACGAATCATTCGCGTTTGCATTTGGCTCTGCCGACATACGGAGGCCATACGGAGGCTGAATGCGAATCATTATCATTCACAATACGGAGGCTTAGCACATCCGTTACCCCATGTCTAATAGAATCTATTTATACCGACATAAATAAAACTTGGTTGCCTTTGGGGAGAGAGTGTGCGTGGGGATGAGATGTCATAAACTCCCCTTATGCCCCTATCAGTAATCGCAGTGCTAAATAGTATACTTTGCCTGTCTTTTCCTGTACCCTGAACGTCCCTTCGGGGGTCAAAGAAAACCAATGACAACAAAGGAACACAATCAAATGAAAGAAGAAGAATACAAAGCACTCGCAATTGATCTGATTGATCTAGCGGTAAAGCATAAATTGTACTGGCTAGCAGAATCAGGATTCACGAATGCTAAAGATTGCAACCCTCAGCAGGATTTAGACGGTTGGAATGGTGGCGGTTTTTGGGAATTTGTTTATACCTCAATAGCCAGCAATATTGATTCTTATAACCTTGAACTTAAATAGGAAACACTAAAATGCCAACAACAGGAATCAAGACTATGAAAAGATCACAAGTGTATTTCAACCTTCACAAGCGTTGTTTCAGCGTTCAGCAAGGCGGTAAAGTGTACGCCCATGCTGATGGTGTAATGCTGGAGAATGTGCGGTTTAACATTGCCAAAGCCGGGCAACGCAAGGTTCGGGAAACAGGGCGCAAGAATGTGCACGCTAGGGTTTCAGGCTATACCGGCGATTATGACAGCGTCATTATGGGGGACGAATTGATTTCATATATCAGAGAAAACACTGAATTCCTAAAAAGCGCTTGGCATACCGCGACATATAACCCCTATAAGAACGATACATTTGTGGATGCCGTCACTGGTGAAGCGCTACATGATGCCAAAAAGGTTCTCATGTTTACCCGTGAGGGCGCAGGGCCGGTGATCCTTTACAAGCGCACCCTATCCGATTAGACTAGCCATCAATCATCCTGATAGCCCCGCTTATGTGGGGCTTTTGGGTGCAACCACAACAAGGAAAGCAAAATGAAACACCCTTACACGTTGAAAAACTTGCTAGATAATCGGGCCGATATCATGGAATATGACGGTATCGGATGGATAGTTGACGAATTGCGACATTTTGAGGATTCCGCACAGATCAAAATTACCGATTGCCGTGGAAAAACTGAATATCACGAATTCTTTCAGAAAGACCTAAACCGCGCATTTCGTCAGATAATTGAGGATAGAATGGAATTCAAACTGATAGACCAACATTTTCAAGAAGTTATGGAAGAGACTATTTTCGGATGGGATTGGGTCATCCGCTACGCGACTAACCACGGCTACGCATAAGGAAACAAGAAATGACAACAATAATTGTAAGAAGAACTAGCAACTACGGTAAAACCGCTATTTATCCAGTTTGCATAATTGCGGAGAAATTCGCCAAAATTGCTGGCACTAAAACCCTCACCGATGAAACCATAAAAACCATCAAAGAGATGGGGATTCAAATCGAATTAGAACGGGAGAGAATTTAATGGAAATCGACTACATTTACATTGACGAAAACGGCTTGACGGTTACACGCTTAAAGCCGCAAAAGACCGTTGAAGAATACCGCGCCCATAGTGGCGGATTATTCGAAGACGATACGCTAGAATCTATTGAAGACTTAACCGGGGAATAAAATGCTAGAACAAATCAAGATCAGCAAAATGAGCGGTAAACTGCACAACATGGGAGCAATCAATACCGATACCACTACCAATGAGTTTTGTATCCGCCAGAAAGAGACTGATACCATCTGTGGGCAATGCTACTCACATAAGATGCTATCTACCTTTAGAAAGTCTTGTGTACCGGCATTCCAGCATAACTCTAGGCTATTGTCTGAACTGATAGATTGGGATTTGTTGCCAATCATAAATCAGGCATATTTCAGATTTAATGGCCACGGGGAATTAATCAATACCGCACACTTTCAGAACATCGTGAATATTGCCCGGAAAAACCCTCATTGCAGTTTCGCACTATGGACAAAACGCGCCTCGATTGTACGCCAATTTGACGGGGAGATACCTGATAACCTGATTCTGGTATTCTCTAATCCTAGGATTGATAAGGTTATTGATACGCCTAGGGGTTTTCATAAGGTTTTCAATAACGTATCGAAAGATAGCACCATCAATCAAAACTGTACTGGTCGCAAGTGTATGGATTGCCTGATCTGCTACCGTAAGAATTCTGGAACCAATGTTATAGTTGAGGCCGTAAAGTAACTAAACCATAAACTGGTCTTACCATTGAACCGCCTGTAATGGGCGGTTTTTCTTTTGCGTCCACGATAACGCTAGAATACGCCCTGCAAGGCTCTCAGTCGCCCTGTACGGCCTGATTACGACCTACTACTACCATCCCCTAGGGTTTGCTCTACCTCACGCCTGACGGCCTTAGAATCACGTTCATAGGCTACCTTACTTTTTATGGGGTAAGATTTATTCTGGCGACCTGCAAATTTGGCAACCATGTTCCGACGTTTGGCTCTTGTTGTTTTATCGCTACTCATTGTGGTATTTATACAACAGTTAGAATTTAGGCATACTGCTAGGCAACCCCTATGTGATAGGTAAACCCTATCTAGGACGGTAGCCTGTAGATTGATTATTATCAGGGACTCATTAAACACCGTATGAGTGAAACGGGTGATCCCTTTCGGGAGTAACATCACTTAAACCTGTTTTATTACAGCACCCCGCGAATGTTGCGGGATACGGCTACAGCGCCGGGTTGCCAGTTAGCGCCATCAATCTAATTCCCTATTCGTCAGATGGTGGCAGGAACGGGGCCACATAATTTTAAGAGTCCAACACTCAGAACACATTATACAGTAAAAAGTTATTTTTATCTACTCTAATTACGATCCAAGCATAAGTAATTGATTCCAAAGGTGAATTAAAGTAATTCGTAAAGATATGCTAATTGAAAAAAAGACTTGCACTTTGGGGCTACCTGATTTATAATGCAATTATCAACTGAAAAAAGGAATAGAAAAATGTGGCACTCTCAAGACGTACTAGACTACTTTGATTCACACCTTATGGTGACACTTTCTCAACTGTCATCCATGTCAGGATGGTCTATACCTGACCTAAAATCACTCTTAATGGGGGCTTAAAATGATTTACAAATCACTTGAGAAAATTGAGAAGGGCGAAGGTGGATACCTTTTCTACACTCAGAATCTTTTCACTGGACACGGTGCTGTTTTTGCTGTAAACTTCAGTGAAGTGGGTGATTCAGACCCATTCAAAGATGCTCGGGATTGGGCTGATGGTAAACTGGTGCAGGATGCTTTCCGCTACCTGTATCCAAATGAAAGAGAAATGCTGATTACTGGTATGTTACCAGAAGATTGGAAAAACATGGGCGATTTAGGGGAATAAAATGAGCGTAAATCTAGACGGGTATAACACCCCGAGAAAGTCAACCTTGAAATCTGATCTTGAGAAAAGGGTTGACACACTGGAAGAAGGTGTGCGACAATTGGTGGCAGTGGTATTACTGATGAATCAAACGATGGAACAACTAGAGGAAAAAGAAAATGCTAACTAAAGAGAATTATGACGATGTAAAATGGGACTTAATGAACTTTTCCACCAAGAATATGTGGAGATATCTCCCAGAATCCACCATCGACAAAGTGTGCGACTTGCTTGAGAAAGAGATACCCTTTGATTCGCTGGTAGATTACGCCGGTGACAACTTCGGAGAATAAAATGTTAGACCCTGTAGAAAGAGACTTTAACGCCTTTTCCAAATCCCAATCCTATGCTGAGGATTTTGATGGGGCCGTGAATGAGAGGATACAGCAGGAGGTAGACAAGTTTTTCGATGATCTGGTGGTGGACGATGTTGAAGCGTACATGGATAGCGACAATGAGTTAATCATTGAGTTAAACTGTAACGGATTCAAGATCACACCTAAAGCCCTTGATAAACTTGTCACTCTTGGGGTATTTATCTTGCAGGAGAATGATGACTTGATGGCAGAAGAAGAAGATAAACGCAGACAATGGGACTAGCGGGTTGATTACAGGTGATGCTGGCATCTGCGAGTCTGGGAGGGGCGCTAGTTCCTTTGCTCCGTTTCACCCTGACCAGACAACCAGCAACTAATTATGATTGAGAAGAGAGCAATACAAATACTGAGGAATATCCCCAAAAGAATGATTGCCACGGTGCGTAATCAGGGGGATGCTGAAAGTGACACGATGATGAAGAGCGCGGTAAAGTGTATGAACATCTTATCGCGCTCATATCGTACATCAAATAAAATTATGGTAGAAGCGTGGAAATTATACTTGCAGGCACAGAACTTATCTGGTAAAATACCTCAGAAGTTCCTAGATAATCACAGCAAATCCCCCTCTAGGGTGGAAAGTACGAATGTAACTAGGATCAGAGGGATGGACTGGAGCAAGTTCTACAACACTACGCACAAATCATTCGATCAATACTACCGACACGGTGGCAACTGGAGATACGGCAAAAGAATATGGAAATCACAGAAAAAGAACTAAAGCAGTACGACAGCGTTGGATCAGTAGAGCGTAAGGTCAGACCGTCTAGTGATTTTACCAGTGAAGTGTTTGATTTCTTCTACAATGATGAGCAATTAAATGGTGTTAAACTACCCTTCCACCAGTTTGATAATAAGTTCAGACTGCGCGGTGAGGAACTTACCATCCTAGCAGGGATAAACGGGGCGGGGAAATCTTTATTCGCCTCTCAGTGCCTACTGTCTGCTATGGATCAGGGCCACAAATGTCTATCTGTCTCTTTAGAGATGACTCCACGTTCTCAGATTTCACGTATGTGGCGACAGGCATCACTACAGAACAAGCCAGACCTTGACGCGGGTCTAGAGTTCACACGCTGGGCTAAAGATAAACTGTGGTTCTATGACCAACACGGTACAGTGAACCCTCGCGTTCTGTTATCTGTTATGCGGTACGCATACGACAAACTTGGTATTGATGTTATCCTAGTAGATTCTCTGATGACCATGAACGTAAACAGCGATGATTGGAATGGACAGAAGAACGTGGTGCAGGGTTTGGCTAATACGGCCAGACAGTTAGGCGTACACGTTATCTTAGTGGCTCACGCTAGGAAGGGGCAGTCTGTAAAGGATAGGCTGGACAAGTGGAGCGTCGCGGGGTCTGCTGACATCACCAACAGGGCAGACAACGTGATTATATTGGGCAGAGTCCACGATGACCCGGAGATAGACGCATACCTAAGTCTTTGTAAAGCAAGGCATTTTGACGGGGCTGAGATGGATTTAGATTTGAAACTTGACATGGCCTCAATGAATTATTACCATGACGGGCAACTGCCCAAGGCAATACTCAAGACCCCGCCCAAGGGTGGGGTTATGGGGGAGTTAGACAGAGTAGCACTAACAGAGGGAATAGATGAGAGCATCATCCGCAAAGTCCAAGGGCAGAAGACTCCAGCAGTGGGTCAGATCGCTCTTAATTAAAACATTTGATCTGGAAGAAGATGACGTACACTCCCGTAGTATGGGGGCTGGGGGTGAGGATATTATGCTCAGTCCCAAGGCTAGGGTTATCTTTCCCTACAGTGTGGAGTGCAAGAATCAGGAAAGACTTAATTTGTGGGAGGCTTGGAAACAGGCAGAAGCAAACGCAGGGGGCTACGAACCCTTGTTAATCATTAAACGCAATAGGCAAAAACCTTTGGTAGTCGTAGATGCTGAACACTTTATAGGAGTTTTAAATGACGAGAATGACAGTATTTGACCGGGGATTTATGGATGAGTTCTTTTCCCCAATCAAATACAAATACCATGACCACCGTGATCTTTATCCAGAGGGAGCGGGAACCAAAGATAAACCATTTATCATTCACCGACAGAAAGTTATTGACAAGGTGTATCATGGGTGGTATGATGATGATGGTGGATATCACGAAATTTTAATAAAAGACGAGGAATAATATGAAATATGTAGAGATAGCGTTGAAGAAACCCTTTGCCAATCACAAGTGGCGTAAAGGTTACAAGGGTGGTAAGGACTTAGTGTATATTGATGCGCGGGATGTAATGAACCGTCTAGATGAGGTGCTAGGAGTAGGTGGATGGCAAGCGCATTACGATAGTGTAGGTGGCCGTATGATCTGCAAGTTGGCTTGCAAGATTGAAGGTCAATGGGTTACTAAGTCTGACGGCGCTGGTGATACTGACATTGAAGGCGACAAAGGGGGCATTAGTGATGCCCTGAAGAGAGCCGCAGTCCTTTGGGGAATTGGACGCTATCTCTACTACCCTTCCGCCTTTGATTCAAACCGTCAACCAGCAGAGTGGGCTACGCCAGAGGGCTATGATAAACTGATGGCAGAACGTCACAAGAAAGACATAGAACAGTGGAAAAAGGATTACGAGGCATCTTTATGAAATTTAGAACTGAACTAGGCGAAACTATTTTTAAGCAGAAGTACGCAAGCAACCCTTATGAATCTTGGGAGGACAAAGCGCACACCGTAGTCAACAATGTATGCGGGACATACGATGGCAAGAAGAATAACCTGATGTCCAAGTCTGACCAAGATCAATTGGTTCAGTACATATCTGACTTTAAGTTTATGCCCGGTGGCCGATACCTGTGGTACGCAGGGAGAGAGGCTAGGTTCTACAACAACTGTTACCTTCTAAGGCTTGAGGAGGACTCAAGAGAGGAGTGGGCTGGTGTGACGCAGAGAGCCATGTCCTGCCTGATGACGGGTGGGGGCATTGGGGTTGATGTCTCCATCGCAAGGCCGTCAGGCAGACAACTAAGGCGCACAGGTGGGGTTGCCTCCGGCCCCATCCCCCTTCTGCACACCTTGAATGAGGTCGGCAGAAATGTCATGCAGGGTGGCAGTCGGAGGTCTGCCCTGTATGGCTGTATGAACTGGCAACATGAGGATTCTTCTAATCTACTGGAGGCTAAGAACTGGCACAATATGAAAGCAGGGGATACTACCCTGTCTGCTCTTAAACAGGCAGACTTTAACTTCCCTGCCCCATTAGATATGATGAACGTCAGCCTGAACTATGACGATGCGTGGCTCAACACTCCAGCGCGGGGTTCTGATCCCATCTTTATTAAGAATGTACGTCAGGCTATGATGACAGGTGAGCCGGGATTTAGTTTTAACTTTGGTGAGAAAGAAAATGAAACACTACGCAATGCGTGTACAGAAATTACGAGTGAGGATGACAGTGACGTATGTAATCTTGGTTCTGTCAATCTTGCAAACATTGATTCTATTGAGGAATTCGGTGAGGTCGTTGGGCTTGCGAGTAAGTTCCTTGTATGTGGGCTTATCAGGGCGCAACTACCTTATGAAAAGGTGGAAGAAGTAAGGCAGAAGAACAGTCGTATCGGACTTGGGCTTATGGGTATGCACGAATGGTTACTCAAGCGTGGCTATAAGTACGAGATGGTAGATGAACTTAAACAATGGATGAAAACTTATGAACGAGAAAGCAAACGATCCGCTGACGCTCATTGCGACAGACTTTTTCTCAACCGTCCTAAAGGCTACAGAGCAATCGCTCCAACAGGGACAATTAGCATTCTCGCCGGAACAACCTCTGGCGTGGAGCCAATCTACGCCGTGGCATACCGCAGACGCTACCTTGCAGATGGAACGAGGTGGAAACATCAGTTTGTCGTTGACGGTACGGCCCAAGAACTCATCGACTCAGGAATAAAACCAGATAAGATTGAGTCTGCTGTAGACTTAGCCTTTGATCCTGAACGTAGGGTGAAGTTTCAGTATGAACTACAGAAGAATGTAGACCATGCTATTAGTTCCACGTTAAACCTTCCCGCTTGGGGAACAGAGTCAAACAATGAAGATACTGTGGTGGACTTTCAGAAGATCATTGCTAACTACGCCCCCGGATTGAGGGGTCTGACGGTGTATCCTGATGGCGCTAGGGGTGGTCAGCCTATAACCTCAGTACCTTATGAGGAGGCTCACAGTAAGCGTGGTGTGGTCTATGAGGACAACAGTGAAGAGCAATGCTTGAGTGGTGTATGCGGGATTTAAGCAAGAACAAGAGGATCAAGAGCAAGCCTTACCTTAAGTGGGTGTCCACCCTTCCCTGTAGCGAGTGTAAGGCTACTGACGGGACTGTAGTGGCGCACCACCTTAAAGGTAGGTACTCTCCCCTTTCTGGAGGAGCAGGGTATAAGGCGAGTGACTGGCTCACGATGCCCCTTTGTTTCAAGTGTCATACGCAGATACATTCTGGGGATGCAGAGTTGATGAACTGGCAACCATATTTTATTTTGAGAACGCTTGACAAAGCGTTTAAGGATGGTATAATAGAGATATGAATATAGAAGGTGAAGTCGAGGGATACCTCACAGAGATAGAACAAGTTGCTCCGCAGTATGCAAAGGCCAAGGCCGAAACGTACCAGTTAACGGAGTACAAAAGAACTCAACGCTCAGTGTTATACAGTAGGGCCGTCGGCAAGACTGTAGCAGACAAGGAGAATTGGGTTTCGATGCAACCGGAAGTTACCACTACAATAGATGGTATCGCGGTTGCTATCGAAAACGAAGAGTGTCTACGTTGGAGGCTCAAGGTCGCAGAGTTGAAGGTTGAAGTGTGGCGTACTGAGCAAGCAAATAGACGATTGGAACACAAAATCTTATAGGAGATTTATATGAGTGACTACGAAGTAAAAGAGGGCGATATTGCCCTGTTCGTGAACGATAAAGAGGGGAATGACAATCGCCCCGATTTAACTGGGTACGCTATGATTGGCGGTGAGAAAAAGGATGTGTCTGTCTGGGCTAAAGACTCAGGCAAACTCCGATTTTCTGGCAAGGTGCAAGAGCCGTATAACTCTGGCAACTCTGACAGGAAAACTTCTCAGACTTCTACTGAAATTCCTCCGTTTTGAAACTTAACTACCACGATGGGGATACTGTCGAGATGTTATTCGACAGTAAACTCCACTCATACAAGGTGGGGGATGAGGTAATTCCAAGCGCCACAAAGGTACTGGATATTATTTCTAAACCCGCTCTTGTTCCTTGGGCTTTAAAGGTTGGGGCTAACTGGTTGGAGAAGAACTTCTTCTTTGACGAGGACTCTTCATCCAAGAAGACTAAGGTTTACAAATCACGCATGGCTATTGAGCCTCTTATCAAAGGCATGAAGTCTGCCTATCGTAGCAAGTCTTACGATGCTATTAACATAGGCAACATCACACACAATTGGGTAGAGGAGGCCATCAACTGGAAGTTGGAAGGTGGCGAGATACCCAAGATGCCTAAGCAGGAGGAGGCTGTAAACTCTATCGAGGCATTTAAAGATTGGGTTAGTCAGAACGTGGTTGAGTGGAAATCCTCAGAGGAAAAACTATTTAACAGGAAATATAGATATGCGGGAACAGTTGATGCTAGGGCTATTATTAATGGAGAGTACTGTGTTATTGATTGGAAGACTAGTAAAGCAGTTTATCCAGAGTATCATTTACAGGTTGCGGCTTATGCAAAGGCGGTGGAAGACATTCATGGAATTCCAGTGGATGCTACCTACATTCTCAGATGCGACAAAGCGACGGGAAAGTTTGAAGCAGTCAGATCAACAGCCATCGAAGAAAACTTTCAAGCCTTTCTAGCGGCGCTTACATTGCACAGAAGGATGAAAGAACTTAGATGAGTATACCAGCGATGATTGTGTTCCATTTCGATTCAGCATTAGAGTTGATGACTGACGGGTTGGAACACGAGTTGTTTGACAAGGATGAGATGGATGCATTGCTGGAGGGGTGCGCTCAACAGTCTGAGTATGCAACACATGAGTATATGTGGAGGGCTTTTAGAAGAACACTCAGTCAGGATGCTGGGGGTAATGTTGTTGGGTTCTCACCAGAACTGAGAGGCCCGGATGTCCATTGAGTGGGGCAAGGGATCAGCGTTTAACTTAGCAAGGTTTGAGGGTTTAAGATTAGAGAGAAGCAGGAATCATAATGGGTGGAGTTTCCTTGTCAGCGATGATGACCTAACCTACCTTCATGTAGACAACAGACACTTTAAAACTAAAGAGGAACTAGACGAATGTATTATGGAGTGGATAGATGAACGTAAAAAGATGTAGTGGTTACATGGGGCATTGGAAATGTTTGGATGACTATCCTGACCACATGGTTCCTGTGGGTGAGTTTGGCTCCCATAAATCCAACGAGGTTGGTCTTCAGGATAAATGCCGCAGGTGCAAGACTTACTACAACCGAATCAGACCCCGTCACCCTGAAACTAACCAACTGAAAATGGATTGGATTACCAGTAGAACCAAAGAGTATCACGGTGGGATGTCAAAGGATCGAAGAAATGACGAACACTGGAAAGAGTGCAAAGATAAGGCTAAATTAGATAGCCAATCTATTGATTGGGTTATTAACAAAAAAATAAAATTTAAAACTAAAGAACTAACATACGATAACGTAATACAATACGTAGAAACAAAATCTAAAGGACGAAAACGTGATGCAAAAGTTGTCTCATATATTAGGAGCGTATATGACTCATGCTCTGTTGTTGGTTGCAATTACCAATACTACGAGGTTGCTCACATTCATGCGTTAAAGCATGGCGCGGATGACCTTCCTGAAAACTGTCTGGCCCTATGCCCTAATCATCACAAAGATTTAGACAATGGTCGAATGATTAACCTACAGCAATTAGATGTTGGCGGTTATATTTATTTTGGGGAGGAAGATGATAGGAAAGGAATAAAACTTAAACACAAAGTTGACTCTAAGAATTTAGATCAATGCAACATTGAGTTGGAGAACTGGAAAAATGCAATCAATAAAATTCAATCAGGAAATGATAGACCAAGCATTGCAATGGGCAAATGATCTTGGCGGCATTAAGAATTCTATTACAAAAGGTGCGGGTAATCTTGCCGGAAGATTAGGTGAGATTGCCCTAGCCAATCACCTCTCAGCAGACGTACAAGATCACCGGGAGTACGATATTATCCACAAGGGTAAACGTATAGAGGTTAAAACTAAACGCCGTACAGTCGCTCCCAGAGCGTTATACGAGGTATCCGTAGCCAAGACCAGCAAGCATCAACATCCTGACTTTTATGCCTTTATAAGCATGGAGTTTGACAGGAAATACAAAGGCTCTTACTACGGTCTAAAGAACATTTGGTTATGTGGATACATGGATGCAGATAAGTATTGGCTCAAATCCAAACCAATGGTCAAAGGAGATAGGGATAACTCAAACGGATTTATAACTTTAGTTGATATGCACAACTTGAGGATAGACCAACTTGCTAAATCCATCTAAGGAACAGGAGGAGGAGTGGGCTTATCAGAGGAGGCTACACTTTGCTAGGTACTGCTGGCTGAACCAGCGCAAGAAATTGAATGTACGGGGGGAGGTGCTTACTTGGGCACAGATATTTGAGAAGAGAGAGGGGATATCACTTCACAAGTATGCACGGGATCGCATGGATGAACGTGAACAACAGCGCCAGCAGGAAAAGCGTGAAGCCCATAGTAAACAGGAGGAGTAGAATCCCCAGTAAAATCATCTGGGTCTTTAGTGTTTGCTATCACTATAGTATCATCGTCCCGACTTATTAACCAGCCAACAGTAAAAAGGGTGGGGCAAGAAATTTCCTGCTCCCACCCCGCTGTCGCTATGATGTCACGCCATTCGACAATGACTAACTCTTTTTCTTTTTCTCCAGTGGCCCCGGTAGTATCCAACCGATTATCATTGGTGCTACGAATATCAGTAGTAATGCCCATCCTCCTATCTCCACTAATGACTGCATTATTGTCCATATATTATCAGGTGCGCAATCCATACTATGCTCCGTAGTAGTTGTTGACGAAATCTCCGTCACCACATCTGTTACAAAGGCAGTTGTCATGGCTCCCGCTATCGGCGCAATCGCACCCCCACTGAACACAGTCCCCGCAGTTGCACCCACTGCCGCTCCTGTCGCTACTATCCCCGCTTTCTTTATTGTCCCGCATCCTACAAGGCAGGCGCTTGTGGCGAGGGTGATCCCCAGATTGCGGCAACGACTACGATAACTACTACCGATATCGTTATACCCCACTTTACTTTTGGGTTTAACTCTTTGAATTTTTCCCACATATTTATCTCCTCTTATATAGCGATGCTATCTCCGCATCCACATTTCATTACATTTTTACTTGGATTAACTACAAATCTTTTAGAGAACCCCTTATCCTCATAGTCAAGACTACCGTCTTGTAAGTATTTCTGAGATGTCTCGTCTGCGAATCTGGTATTGTCTCCAATGCTCAACTCTGTAGTACCTGTCGAGGTCATCTTCTCTAAGGTAATCATAAGGCCACTGCACCCACCACCCTTTAGACCTATCTCTAAGCATTCCCCAGAGTTTAGCAATCCGTTTAACTGCTCCTGCGCTGAAGGTGTTATCGTCATTCATTTCTTGTGCGCATGACTGCGATGTGCGCCATCACTTTACTTGTAGTGTTAGTCATTACACATGGAACAAAAGCATGGATGAAAGCACAAGCACTCCCAACCAGCAGAGAGCCAGCAAAGTGCATTGCCTTTCGTAAGTGTCG